GATATCACCAACATATTTTATTGGACCAACTTCTGCCACTAATTTGTTAGACTCTTTGAGTAATGGTAATCGTTTCTTATTAATTTCGGTTAATTCTTTTTGTGTATCCTGAATTTGCTTATCTAAACGATTACTTGCCGTTGATGGATCTTTGGCTCGAGCCAATAGATATTCCAATCTCTCTTTGGTAATCTTTTCTTGTTGTGTTAATATTTTAATCTCAACAGTATTGGCACCTGAATCCATTGTGGAATCAATATGTGCTTTCGATAGAAAACCAAAAATACCCATACTTGTAATCAGCATAAGAATAACAACTGCTGATGTTAAGTATGTTTTTAATAAAAAGGGGCAGGTTTCCCAATTACGGTACAACCATGATGTAGTAACTAATTTACTTAGTTCAAGTACCGACCCCATAAAAACGATTGGCCAAAACGCACCTGTAAAGATGGCGGCTAGACCAAGTATAGAATAATATCCAGCAATGCCAGATAATAATAATGCTGATAGTAATGTTAAAAAAATCATGAGAAGAAGTCCTCTAGTGTGCTTGTCTTTTCAGTTTTCCAACCCATACATTGTAATATAACTTTGATTGGTTCAACGAAGGCTTTATCAAATTGAGTATCATAATCTATGTAATCATGTAATCCAAATTCTTTTGGTAATCTACCTGGGAATGATATAACAGTATCTTTGAATGGGTTTGGCATCTTTAGATAACTATACTTTAACTTTTCACCTTCTTGTATCAAAGGATATTTTTTAGTAAGGTCTTTTTCTTTAAGATAATAGTTGTATAAAATAGCACCCTTCACATGAATTGGTGTTCCCAACTTGTAAAAGGATGTTGCATCATAGTATTTAGCTAATCCGTTACATCCACGTGGTGAGGAGATTTCTTCTGGAGGTAGATTCTTAAATTCTTCTTTGAAATCAGCAATGAATTTATGTATATCTTGTTCCGTTCCTTGTATCATCAGCTTGATAGCCTGCTTCATCTTCTCACGGATAACTTGTGGTGTGGATGATTTGACCATCTCCAGACCCATGACCTTCATGTCTGGTTCGTTATATTGTACACCTTCATTGTTATATACATTTAGAATATACCGTTTCTTGGCAGTCCAGATACCTTTGTTGGACAGGCCTTCACGTTTCATCTGCATCTTCTGCGCATAAGCTTTAGTATAATCAGCAATCTCCTGATAACACTTATCAATGTACGGCTGAAGCTTGTCATCACAGACCTTGTCCATGAATCGGATAATAGCGTTGATATCATCCACTCGATTGTCGTAAACTTTAGTAACAAGTCCTCCAAGGCGTAGATAAATCGAATCAGTATCACTCGCAATAACGTAATCAACATCTTTAGTTTCCAATAACTTATTCATGTATTGATTTAATTTGGCCTCAATCCAACGAATCGAATATTGACCGGCTAGGGTGACAGCAAGAGCCATTCTTAAATCATAGAATCTGAAGTACTGAGAACCTAAAGCACCGTAAGCGGAGTTTAGTGAAACTTTCTTTGCTAGTTGGATGTTGTTAAACTTGGCAATCCGTTTCTCAATCTCATACTTCTTAGAGTCATCTTTTTCATTCTCATATTCTTGCTTAGCTTGCAACATTAATTTCTTAAATTTGCTTCTGTCTGTATACATTTCTTCCATCATTCTTGGCAAGAAGCCTTGAATGTCCGTTCGAAAGAATTGTCCGTTTGGTGTTAATGTTGCGTTCACCAAACCAGAAGTATCAACTGATTTCTTTAATAAAGCATCCACAGAAACGCCTTGTGAAAGTATCTCACGCATTTCATCTGTATAGTCCTGAGGTTCAATTAATGTTTCAGGAGAGATATTGTATTGCATCATCAAATGTGGATACAAACTGTTCAAGTCAAATGAAGCAACCCAATCATGTAAACCAACTTGTACCTCTTTAACATAGGCACCTTCAAAGGCTGAATCTTTTTCTTTGATAACTCTAGGTGGTACAATGATATTCTTTTCTAAAAGATAGGAATAAGTCATCGCATCCCACATACGGGTCTGTGCAAAAACATCTTCAAAGTTTGATTTGGTGTCGTATGCCAAAGTTACTGCCAGTTCAAGTAATTTTAACTTATCTTCAAATCTTATAATAAGTTCAACGTCACGAATGTTATACTCAATAAACTTTTGGTAATTCAACCGATACAATGTGTGTAGGTTATCATATTCATCATAAGATATTTTACCTTCACCTAATTCAACTTGTGCAATTGCATCCAAACGATATGACTCTTGTGACTTACCGCCAGGAGCATACCATTTATATAATTCTATATAGTCAAGTGCGGCAACACCTAGCATTTCATATGCAATTTGTTGTCGGCCATTAATGATTGTCTTGCGTTCACCAATAAAATTCCATGGTGATAATTTCTTAGTTTCAGGCTCACCAAGTATCTTACGAAAACGATTGATGATATATGGGATATCAAAAAACTTGGAGTTCCAGCCTGTAATGATATCTGGACACTTCTTGACCCATAGTTCCAGAAATTTCTTACATAAGGCGTGTTCATCTTTACACTTCACATAGATTTCTTTACCTTGAACTTCATAGATTCCACAACCAAATACAAATGTCTCACCATTTAGATAACTCATAGTAATGGCTGTGATTGGTTCATTGGCTTCATATGGATCAGGAAACCCATTCTCAGAACCAACCTCAATATCGACTACAGCAACTGATATCTTATCAAAGTCATAGTCAACCATACCTTTGTGCTCATCGGCAATAAAGGCATACTCATACCTAGTTTGACCATAAATCTTATGTGCATTGGATACACCATCAAATTGTTTGATGTATTCTCTGGCCGCACGCATATCAGGGAATATCTTTTGGTCAAGATACTCACCTTGGAGATTGGTAAAGTTAGTTATCCGTCTGGAAGGCATAAAAAGTGAAGGAGAATACTCAATTCTTTCCTTCACTCTCTTACCATTTTTAACGCCTCGATAGAGGATGTAATTACTAAAACTTTGAACGCTTGTATAAAAATTCAAATTTAACCCACAATTAGTTGTTTATTAGGAAGTACAATGCCAGAACCAAAGATTTGATTGTAATTATCTACAAATTCTTTCGCTGGAACATAGGAGTATATCACATTTCTCTTAGCAAAGGCAATAGATTCGCCTGTTTTTTGGTCAGCGTGCATTGGGAATGGTGCAAAGCCAACATTGGGTTGACCATCTTTACCACGAACAATAGCCACTCCTACTGGATTTACCAATACCACCTCTGTCTCTGATTCAATTTCAACTTCTCCTAGTACCTCTTCGCCTGTAATAAGCTTTAATATCTTGATTTCCATATGTTTTCCTTTTAAAAATAACCGGTATAAATAACCATGTATTGAATACTTATATCGATGATTTATTGATTATATCAGAATAACCAATAATTGTCAATATAAAAATATGGATTTTTTCAAATTAGTCGCTGAAGTAGGGTTTCCCATAGCATCCTCTATTGCTGCTGGGTATTTTGTATTCCTAACCCTAAAATTTATTCTAGCTGGTGTTACCGGCTCTGTCAAATCTCTAAGTGGTATTATTACTGCCTTAGACAATCGTGTTAAAACAATGAACCATGATGTTATCAGAATTGATACACTAATGTCAAGCGCTATGGGTGTAAAACCTGATATTGACCGAATTGCTCGGGCTGATGGCAAAAATGATGCACGGAAAGATTAACAAAGTAATTCCATACATTTTCGTTTTTTTATTAATGTTTGGAATAAAAACAGCAGAAGCCTCCCGTGAATGGACAGATGAAGAAAAGATTTGGGGTACGGTAGCCGGTACAATGTTGTTGGGAGATTGGACTACCACTAGGTATGGTTCAAGACATTGGCATGAGGGTTATTATGAAAAGAATCTTATATTAGGTAAACAACCTCATACTGATAAAGTTGATTTGTATTTTCTTCTTGTTATTCCTGCTCTGTATCTAACCGCAGATTATTTTAGTGACTATAGGAAAATAATTTTAATGTCGTTATCAGCAACAGAATTAATAATGATTAACAATAATTTAAGTATTGGTCTTAAATTGAAATTTTAAGGACAAAATATGGCAGATTTAGTAGAAATGATTAACAAGTATGGATTCCCAATAGTGGCCGCAGGTGGCATGGGTTATCTTATATTTTATGTATGGCAATGGGCTACACAAGAAATTAAGCCTGTGCTTTCGGAAGCTAGTTCCGTTTTAATTGCTTTGATAGACCGTGTTCGAATGTTGGATAATGATTTAATTAGATTAAACCAAAAAATCAACATTGTGTTGATGATGCGAGATGTTAAAGATGAAAAAACTAATAACGATACTCCTAATACTAAAAAGTAGTTTAGTATGTGGAGAACAAATCTTTCAGTTCAAATCACCTTCCTTTAGCGGCATAGGGTATTCATCACACATTCAAACAATTGAGAATACTGAGACTACCCGTAAACAAGCTCTAGAGTCTGCTAGATTACAAGCAGCCAAAGATGCAGCTTCAGCTGCCAACAATACAAATCTCCAAAAGTTTTTAAACAATTTTGAAAGTCGTGTGTATGCACAACTATCCACTCAACTTGTTAATAATCTTTTTGGTGAAAACCCACAGACAAGTGGAACAGTTGCAATTGAAGGTAATACAATACAGTATACTAAAACAGCAGACCAGATATCTTTAACTGTAACTGCTACGGATGGTAGTTTAACACAAGTTATTATACCCATTGGGACACTAAAATTCTGATGAAGATATTAATTGTTTTAATGTGTTTCAGTTTATTTGGTTGTGCGGCCACAGGTCCTTTATTACCAATGAAATTTGAAACTAGTGATGCTGAAGTATTACAACAACCACAAGAAACTAAAAAGGTTATCAGAGAAGTTCCACCACCACAAGATGGTAAGATTGTTGTAGCTGTGTATTCTTTTAGGGATGCGACTGGTCAAAAGAAACAACAAACAGGTGTTGCTAGTTTTTCTACAGCAGTTACACAAGGTGGTGAAGGTATATTGATTAAAGCTTTACAAGATATTGGTGATGGTCAATGGTTTAGAGTGGTAGAAAGAGTTGGGCTTGATAATTTATTAAAAGAACGGCAACTGATTAGGTCGGCAAGAGATGAGGCAAAAGACCCATCTAATTTAAGACCAATACTTTTTGCTGGTATGTTACTTGAAGCATCTATTGTATCATATGATAGTAATGTAAGAACAGGTGGACTTGGTTGGAGATGGTTAGGAATTGGTCCATCAACATCATATAATGAAGATGTTGTGACGATATCAATGAGAGTTGTAAGCACCCAAACAGGTGAGATATTATTAACAACGAATGTAAGAAAGACATTATTGAGTTATCAAATAGGTATGGCAACATTTAAGTTTTTTGATGCTGGTACTAAGGCATTTGAAAATGAAATTGGTATGTCCTCAACAGAGGTAGGTATTTTTGTTTTAAAATCAGCAACAGAAAAGGCAGTAGAAGAATTAATATTTGATGGTGAAAAGAAAGGCTTGTGGAAGTTTAAAACAAGCAAACAAGAAGAAGTAGTTAAAAAGGATATAGATGAAAAACCTGTTAGCACGGCACTTCCGGTTAAAGATGTTATTGAAGAAAAGACAACAGAGGTTGTTACAACGAAGCCAACAACCTACTATTTAAAAGAATACACGAAACTATATTATAAGAAATCTAATTTGAAAGGACCACTATACGGTCCATTCAAATATTACGTTAAGGATACAGAAGTGGATGTTTTACCAACAGAATATAATGATGTTGTTGAAGTAACATTAAAAGATGGATTAAAGATGTATACTAAAAAAGACAATTTAAAGGAAACAAAATGAAAACCTTAAAGTTTGGCAAAATAGTTACCACTATAGCCTTAACTTTCATTATGGGTTTAGTTGGTGCTGTAGATAGTGGAAGCAACTCTGTTTACATAGACCAGACAAATGCAGATTTATCAACCGTCTCTATTACACAAGCCGGTTCTGGAAATACCTTTGGGGAACCAAATAACCAAGTCACTCCAGCATTTGTTGTTGATGGTAACAATATGGAACTTACTGTCTTACAAGATGGTATGAACAATACTATCTCTGGTAATTTTATTGGTGGAGATTCAACGGCCAATATTAGACAGTATGGTAATACCAATACTACAACAGTTGATATGGGAAATTTAGGTACCAATGCAGGCACACTTGGTATAGACATTAATGGAGATAATAATACCACTACATTGAACATTGGAACGACCGGCCAGGCCGACAATTATGTGTATCAATTAAACATTGGTAGTGCAATTAACAATAATGGAATATCTACCGACAACCAAAGTACCAGTAGTTATAATACGGTAGTTAGTAATATTAATAGTACCAATGTGGAAACTAAAATTGCAATTGCTGGTAATAGAAACAATGTTACAACAACACAATCTGGTGCCAGCGGCCATAAAATCGAACTTAATGTAATTGGTGGATATAACGCAGTTAGTATTACACAAGATGGAGTAACAAATGCAAATACGGCGATTGTTAATATCACAGGTAGTGGTGTTAGTGGTAATCTCAACACTACTACTATCATTCAACATTAATGCTGCAATTGGCTCTGTAACTGAACAAAAAGGTATTGCCTCAATTACAAGAAACAAAGCTAGTATAGAAGTTAAAAAGAATGTTGGTGTTGATAGTAATGATTTGGTACAAACTGGTAACGGTGTTGTAGGTATTTCTTTTGAAGATAATACACAAGTTAGAGTAACAGAAAACTCAAAGCTTATTATTGATGATTTTGTATACGACCCAAAGAATAAATCCGCGGGTAAATTAGGATTAAAAGTTGCAATGGGAACCGTACGATATGCCTCTGGTAATATCGCACATAATAACCCTAGTAAAGTTGCAATCAATACACCGACTGCTACGATTGCTGTTCGTGGCACGGCATTTAGTATGACGGTTGACGAAATAGGTCAATCAATGATTATACTATTACCGAATAAAGATGGTTCTGTTGGTGAAATTGAAGTACAAACTGCTATGGGTTCTGTGGTGCTTAATCAAGCATTTCAAGCCACAATGACTACATCTAATGAAACAAGACCATTAAGACCGGTTCTGTTAATGTTAAATGAATCAGCAATTAATAATATGTTAATTGTAAGACCTCCAAAAGAGATTACACAAAGAGCAATTGAAAACATTAACAAGTCTGGTTCGGCTTTAGAGTTTAATGCTTTGGACCAAAACGCTTTGGATGTTAAAGTATTTAAGGATATATTTGCTGAGTTTAATGAGTTGGGAATTAATGAATTGGATGTTAATTTATTAACCAACGCTTTAGACAATTATATGTTGGCAGCTTTTACAGTTGGTTATAATGCAATAACACAGATTTATATTTTTGATAAAGGTACATATTGGCAAGTAACAAGAAACGTAAAACAAAATTTTACGGCTTTAATTAATAAAGATAGGGGTTATATGATTAACTTAACACAAGATGCTTATACAATACAATTACAGAACCAAGATTCTACAACAAACACATTAACGGTGAAACAAATTGGAAAATAATACTTTAAACCCAAGATTACCACCACCACTTTGTAAGGTTGAACTTTGTGGAAAGAGTGCTCAAGTATTATCGAAAAAAGGTGAAACAATTGCCTATATGAAAACTTGTTTGCGGCACGATTATAGAGATTTGCCTGAAGATAAAAATAAATGAAAAAAATACTACTATCTCCTTGGACGGCATTAATCACTTTAAGTTTGGTGCTATGTGTTCGGATTGTGGATCCATCTTTTGTTGAATCTGTAAGGCTTCGATATTTTGATACTATCATTACTTCTAAACCAATAACAGAGAATAACATTTACACGGTTAACATAGATGAAGAAACTTTATCAAGATATGGTCAATGGCCTTTCCCACGGGGTGAATACGCTAATATTATACAAGAACTTTATAAGAGAAATGCTGGAGTGGTTGTTTTCAATATTCTTATGCCTGATCCTGACCGAAGCAATCAAGATGATAGGTTACTTAATGTTCTTAATAAGTTCCCGGTAATTTTAAGTAACACACCATCTAATAAAGATAAGAATACTCCTCGAACTCCTGGCATTGCAATCATTGGTCCTAAAGATGCACCACTCATTGAATACCCAGGCATTATTGCTAACATTCCAAAATTAGAAAATAGTGCTGTTGGTGTAGGCACAACAAACACATTACCAGAAATTGACGGAGTAAATCGTAGAGTACCTTTGATTGTAACATCACAAGGTAAATTCTATCCTAGTTTATCAATGGAGATTCTCCGTGTTGTGGCTAATGATACCACTACACAAGTAAAAGTAAATGAGAATGGCATTGAGAAGATGCGTATTCCAAAATTTGGTCCTATTGCCACAGATAATCTAGGACGAGTTTGGATTGATTGGTCACAACAAAGTAAATCTGTATCGATGGTAGATTTGCCTAAAGATTTTGGTGGTGCCATTGTGATTGTAGGAACTTCAGCTGCAGGTATTGCCAATCCAGTACCAACTGCCAAAGGTGCTGTATGGCCACAAGAATTACAAGCTGCATTAGTTGGTACAATGATTAATGGTGTAGTTATTAACCGGCCTGATTGGATGGATGGAGTTGAAATATTATCTTTAGTTACATTAGGACTTATTCTATTATTTCTAACGAGGTGGACTTATGTTGGACTTTTCTCATGTGTTATTGTTCTTTGTAGTATTTTGCCTGTTAGTAGGTATTTGTATTCGGAGTACCTATATCTTTTTGACGTTACTTGCCTTATTGCTGGTCTTGTATTGGTTATACTTCATGCCTATGGCATTAAATTTGTAAGTGAATTTTTACAGAAGCAACAAATCAAAAAACAATTTGGTACATACTTATCAAAAGCATTAGTTGAAAAATTACAAAAGAATCCTGAGTTATTGGTACTTGGTGGTGAATCAAAAGAATTATCTATTATGTTTACAGATGTTAGAGGCTTCACGGCAATCTCTGAACACTATGGTACTGATGTACAAGGTCTCACTAAGATTATGAATCGTTATATGACTGCGATGACCGAAAAGATTTTAACAAACAACGGAACATTAGACAAGTATATTGGTGATGCTCAGATGGCATTTTGGAATGCTCCTGTTGAAGAAATCAATCATGCTAAGTTGGCAGTAAAGACAGCTCTTGAAATGATGAATAGTCTTGATACTTTCAATGATATTGTTACCAAAGAAGGAGTACCTGCCTTTGGTATGGGTCTTGGTATTAATACTGGTACTGTTGTTGTGGGTAACATGGGAAGTGACCAGAGATTTGATTATACTTGCTTAGGTGATACTGTTAATTTGGCATCACGTTTAGAAGGTCAAAGTAAACCCTATGGTGTAAGAATTGTATTAGGACCACTAACAGCTGAAAGAGTAAAGGATGAATATCCTGTTACTGAATTGGATTGTATTGCTGTTAAAGGTAAAAAGATTGGAGTAAGAATCTATACTCTAGGTGATGAAACAATCGAACATAAAGATTTCTTAGAAGATTATTATAATGGTGATTGGATTGATGCCATTGAAACACTCAAGATATTAATTGAGAAAAAAACTCCACTTCAACAATATTATGTTAATATGTTGGAGAGGCTTGAAGAAGGTAAACCGGAGAATTGGAATGGAACATATGTGGCAACTTCAAAGTAAATATTTTTTACAACCATACAAAGATTATCAAGCATGGTTAATGTCTGAAATGATGAAACATTATTATCCTTATATGATGACTCAAGGATTTATGGGCGGTCCTGCAATACACCGCTTTTTTTAATTAATAAAGGAAAAAAATGAAACGAATAATTACAACAATTTTACTGTGTCTGAGTTTTACGGCATTAGCAGACCAAGTATTGGTAGTTGATCCAAATTATGCCGGTGTTGCAGGCGCAGTTACAGGTCGATTAGAAGCAGCAGGACATACAGTAACAACAACTACTTCAGCACCAACTAGTTTAACAGGTTATCAACAAGTTTGGGACCTTAGATATAGTGCTGCATTAACCACATCAGAAACCACTTTGTATAGTACCTTTATTAGGTCTGGTGGATTTGCTTATTTTGTAACAGAAAATCCAGGATGTTGTATGGCTCGAAATAATTCTGTCGCAGCATTAGTTACAGAATTAGGTGGTGGTACAACACAGATTGGTCCAGGTTGGGCAAACAACATTGAAACTAATATGAATACAACCTATATGACTGCCGGACTTACTGTAAACTATGCGGCTGTTGCGGCCATTGTAAACAGTCAAGGTATTCCACTTATCTCTGATTCAAGTGGTGCTGTTAGTGGTATGAGTTGGATTGGCCGTGCAGGTGCTTTAGAGGCTGGTGTAACAGGTACTATTGTAACTGTAGCAGATATTAACTGGTTAGATTCTACCAGATTTGGTACTGCTGGTTCACAAACTACAGCACAACTACAAAATCAACAAGCCTTAGATGATATCATTCGTGGTATTGTTGCTGGTACAGTTGCTGGAACAATTAGTGCTGGTGGTAACGGAGCTGGTGCTTCAAATGGTAACACAGGTAGTAGTACACCAACAGTAACAAATGCTACTACAAATGATGTAATAGTTACAACAACCACAAGAGGTTCAAGTACAGATGTTGTTGCAACTGTTTTTGGTGCTGGTGTATCAACTAGTACCGATGTTCGTGGAACTCCAGTTAGTGTAACAACAGAAACAAGAGCCCGTGGTACACAAACAGCAAGAAATTTATCCGTAAATCAAACATTCACTACAGTTACTACAACACCCGTTACTACAACAACTGTAATTAATACTCCATTTACAACCACTACAACAACTACAACTCCTGTAACAGTAACTACTACTACAACACCAGTTACTATAACAACTTATAGTGATAACACAACAGTAACTACTACAGGAACAGCCGTGGTTACCACAAGCACAACCAATGATGTGGTTTCAAGTTCACAAAACGGTACAGGAACAACAACATCTTCTGTAAGTTGGAATGATGTAATAAGTAATGCTGTAACAAATACATATTCAACCCGTGTCGACCAATTAGGAAAATTACAACGTGCCAATAATGCGGCCAATATGTGGTTAGATAGTCGTGTAACAGATAGACAACACGTTAAAGATGGACGATTTGCTGGTGATGAAGAATTTACTAGTTATGTAACACTAGAAAATAGTCGTAGTGGTGTATCAGATGGTTATAGTTCAGCTGGTAATCGTATTGGTGTAGGTGTTGATTACCGTGCAAAACATAATTGGATTGTTGGTGCTCAATATAACCGAAACACATCCGTATTATCTGGTGATATTGGTGGTGGTAATACAACTAAAGACCATTTCGGCTTATACAGTTTATACACATTAGATAATTGGTTGTTTAAAAATGATATAGGATTTGCACATAATCGTTACGATACGAATTATAGTATTCCTGAATTAGGACTAAAAAATTCATTGACTATGTATGGTGTTGATAATTGGGCATCTGCTAGAGTATATACACCTGATGTTTATGGTGTAAGACCTTTTATTGGAGGCCGTTTAGAGAAGAACAGAGCTTCTGGTACAACTAGCACC